GACGACAGCGGCGGATACCAGTCGATATCACGCTTGCGCCGCTCGAAGTCATGCACCGCGTCCTCGATCTGCGCCTGCATGTCCGGGTCTTGCCGGTACAGGAATATGCGGAGTTCGGAGCCGCGATACAGGACGCACACAGCGCCCCACGATGCGTCGGTGACCATCATCTGCGCCTGTAGCTGCCACGGGCCACGGTGCGGCGCCGGCTCGTTCTCAGGCGACGCGCTGGTGTTCTTGGCCTCCAGCACGCCCAGCCCGTGCGTGTCCACCACGCCGCCCTGCGGCACATAGAGGCCGTTGGCCGGGTCGTGTTCCCAGACCAGCGTGCCGTGGCCACGCCCGTCGAGCGAACACGACAGCGGCAGGTCCGGGTGGAAGCACGGCTCGTTAATGTCCACGTTGACGTGATCGAGGTCGAGGCGGTAGGCCGCCTCGTTCAAGATTGTGGGTTCGAGCAGGTCGCCGAAGCGCATCGCCTCGTTCTGCGCGAACCGCTCCGGCGGGTTGCCGGCGGCTGCGTCGATTGCTTCGCTGAGCAATTCGTTCGGCGTCTTGTATGGCGACAGGCCCATCAGGGCGGGGATTTTGCTGGCGCTCATTGTGCCGTCGTCGGGGGTGAGTTTACCTACCAATGTCTTTCTCCTCTCGGTGGTGTGTGGTTGGGTCCGTAAAATTCTTCGGGCATGCGGTTGTGCTTGGCGCTGTTTTCGCTCCAAGTAATGACTTGCAGGTTCCACGGCACGTTAAGGCCACAGACCGTTTCTCCCTGCAACGGATAGTAGTGATCTACAGAATGAGCCGTGCCGGTTTCTTTTTTCCGGCGCATCGCCTCCCTGTAAAAGGGCACCAGTAAATTAGTGTCCAGCCATTTTGGGGTGGCCTGCCTAATCCTTTGCCTGCGAAGTTGAGTTTTTATGTTGCACTGCTCCCGATAAGCATCATCTGCCGCTCTTCTCTCTCTTTCCCGACGCCTCGCGCGCTCCCTAACTTCCGGAAGAGCGGCGTGTTCACGCCACCTTTTCTTCAGTCTCTCATGACGAGAAGGGTCTTGAGCCAGCCTTGACTTGTATTCCGCATACCTTTGCTTGAAGTAGTCAGGGTTTTCTTCAAGCGCCCGCGCGGTGCGTTCGCGCTTACGCTCGGCCTCCTGTTCATAGTTTTCCTCGGCGTAACGGGCGAGGGTTTCCCTCCTTCGGTCTGGATGATCCTCGACATACTTTTTGGCTCGCTCCTTCCCGCACTCAACGCAATGGTAGGAACTAGTAAACCTTTCGGACAAATGCCCGCGAGGGCATTTTACGCCGTCGAAATACCTTGGGAGGCCACGAGCCTTAGCGTCCTCAACAGTGACAAAGGTTATGCCGTTCTCCGCACAAAACTCCAATGTGGCGAGGCGCGCTGCCTCGATCTTATCGGCTTTCTTTTTGGCGTTCGCCGCCCTTTGCTTCGGGCCTTTCTTGGCGTGGTAGTCCTCCTTTGCACAGGCATAGCACGGGCCGCTCAAATGCCTTTCCGAACAGTGGCCGCGCTTGCAGGGCTTGCCGGTGTAATATCTTTTGAGGCCGCGCTCTCTGGCCTCCTGCGCTGTAATAATCTCCATCTCAATCTCCCTTCGATGAAGCGCCCGGCCACGACAGCCGGGCGCTTGGGTTTAGTCTTCGTCACACAAACGTGGGACGTAGAAGTCTTTGATGTCGTCCCACACCGCACCCTCCGGGTGCCACTCCAAAGTTAACTCGTGTTCAAGGGCGTCAAAGCCGCAGACCAGAACATAGTAATAATATGTGGTCTCACCCTCTGCGCTTTCCTCCACGTCGCCTGAATGGGTGTGGCTCAGGCGGCGGTCAATAATCCGAAAGTGCGGGTCGCCAAGAACCCGGAAGGGCTTGTCCAAACCATCCGCAGAGTACGGCAAATAATCAAAGATGATGTCTTTCAGTTCCATCTCACCCTCCTACGCCGCAGCTTGAAGGCGCTTGGCCTTGGGGCTTTTGCGCGGCGGGCGTTGCAGTCTGATCATCCCGTCCGCGCGCTTCTTCACCTCATAGTGGCGGTTCAGCTTGTTGATCATGTCAGTGACACTGCTTTTCGCAAAGCGAAGGCGCTCACTGATAAACTCCACGTCGAGGGGGCGCTTTGGCGTCATCTTCACAAATAGTTCGTAAAGATCGCCAACCGCCTCAGTCAGAACAATCGGTCCTTTGTGCCGAGTGATGTATTCTTCCTTGGGCAGCATGCCGTTCTTTACGATTGCCTTGACGACATCCTCCCTGACCTCTTGGACAGTGCAGAAGGACGCCTTGCGGCCTCTGGACGGACAGAGGCTGTGGCTCCAGCGGCCCGTCCTCTTGTTGCGCCATATGGTGATCGGCGTGTCGCTGCTCGACCCGGTGACCTGATACAGGTCATGAGCGTGGCATTTGATAATGAGTGGCATTTCGGTCTCCCTTTCTAGTTGCCGATGTGGACGATGAGCGCCCACCAAGTGAAGGACCGAGACGCCTCGATCCCGAAAACCCAGAGCCAGTCGATCCAGCCAAGGGTAAAGAGCAGCAGGATGGTCCCGCCGATGATGTCGTCTGCGTAGCGGCGCATGATGTGTCTCCCGGTGGGGCGGGGCCGGGCGAAGCCCGGGCCAGGCCCTTAGCTGGTTGTTTTCTTTACGTTTTCAGGCTTGTAAAAGCCGACGCCGCGAACCGCATTGTCGACTTTAATGCGCTTGTCAGTCACCTTGATGACCGTGCCTTGAACCCAACAATCCGGGTCAACCCAAGCGCAAAGAACCAGAACCTGCTCCCCGATTTCGTAATTGTTGGCCATCGGTGTCTCCCTTGCGATGTGTTCTATCAACGTCCTATTTATTGCATGATAGGATTGTGATATCAACAATTAAATCGCATCTGGCGACAACCTTTTTCACGAGGCGCAAGTGTCTGATATCGAACAACAATTACTGCGGTTGCGGGCATCGACCCGGCAGATGCTGCGCGAGGAAGTCGAACTTTCTCCGCATCGGAGCATCTCGGCGCTGGCGGATGAGTTGATCGAGGGCGCTATCTTGGCGCGGCGCGATGAGCGGTTCCGGGCTGGGGAGCGTGACGATGGTTAATTCCCGCAACAAAGGACGCAGCGGAGAATACGAAATCCGCGACATCCTTGATGCCGAACTAGGGCTGACGTTCAAACGCGACATCGAGCAATTCAGGCAGGCCGATCGTGGCGATCTGCTTTGCGTCGATATGGATTTTCCGGCGGTCATTGAGGTCAAGCGATACGCCAAGGGCGGCGAGACGCCGCGCGGCGCTTGGTGGGATCAATGCTGCAAGGCTGCGACTGCCGCAGGTAAGTGGCCCCTGCTTGTGTGGCGCTTCGACAGAATGGACTGGCGCTGGCGTATCCCGGCGCAGGTGCTGATCGACCTCGGTCATCCACACGGCAACATCGGCATGCGCGATGAGGTGACGCTGGACTGGGGGTACGCGGTCGAGATGGACACGCGCACCGCGATGACGATTGTCAGGGAGGTGTTGGCGGATGCGTCCGAAGTACGAGACTGACTACGACATCGCCAACGAGCGCATCGTCGCAGACGCGCTGGCGAACATCGGCGTCGAGGTTTACAAGCTGCCGGTGCAGTACCGTCTCGACTGGCTGCTGCGGCGCGACGGCCAGCCCATAGGCTTCGCCGAGGTGAAGGCTAGGCGCTGCGACCTCAACACATATCCGAGCGTGATGATCAGCCTGAGCAAGGTCATGCACGCAAAAATGCTGACTGAGGCGACGGGCTTGCCCTGTCACCTCATTCTGCTTTACCGTGACGCGCTCGCGAAGCTGGACTTCGCGTCGGGCTTCACGGTAAGTCCGGGCGGCAGGTCAGACCGAAACGATCCGCAGGATCTGGACGTCTGCGCCTACTACCCAATCGAGCGGCTGAATGTGATCAGCCAAAACAGTAACTGACGTTAGCGTATAGGAGTTATCGAGCTATGGCGTTAGGATTTAATCTAGAAGGCGGCGGCGGTGGAGACATCCTGCCAATCGTGAAGTGGGACGCAAAGGCGGGCGACTTCATCAAACAGGACCGGTATCAGGCATCTGATGGGACTTGGCAGAAGGATGAACAGGAACTCGGGCTTCCCTTACAGATCGGTATGGACTTGGCGAACATCGACGTCGGGTGGCTCTCGTTCGCCGCAGGTGCGCCTGACTTTCAAATGGTCAAGGCCGGCGAGCCTCTCCCGGCACAGCCAAGCCCGGACCACAAGCAGGCGTTCCGCGTCCGCATCGGATCGACTGACCTTGGCCTCCGTGAATTTTCTCATTCTGCTAAAACTGTATTGCGTGCGATGGATGCTCTTTACAGTCAGTATGAGACGGAGGCTCCGGCAAATCCGGGCAAGCTGCCGGTGGTAACAATCGCCGGCACCGAGACCATCAAGATCAATTCGCCGCAGGGTGAATTGCGTTTCAAGGTGCCGGACTGGTCGATCACGTCGTGGATCGATCGTCCAGCTATGATGGACGGAGGTGCCACCGCTCCATCCTCATCCGCGCCGGCAGCGGCGGTGTCGCAACCTCCCGCAGCCGCAGCCGAGCCAACAGGTGCGAACCTGTTCTAGCGCGGTAGCTCCCGGCGGCGTTTCTCCCTTCGCCGCCGGGAGCGTCTACCCAAGGGGGGAAGGGAGACTTTCAATGACACAGAATATTGCGGCACACGCGGAAAGGATCGCCCGGTACTACTGGGGCGAGCCGAACGCGAAGCTGTCGATAAAGGGCAGGACGCTGCGCTGGGGCGCGAAGGGCAGCAAGGAACTCGACCTACGCGGCATCTGGTATGATTTCGAAGAAAATTGCGGCGGCGGGATCGTGGACCTCGTGAAGAAGTACGGCAAGCTCGGCATCAGCGGCTCAGTCGCCGACGTGCTGGAGCGCGAGTTCGGCATACAGAAGCAGGCGCAAAAAGCGCTGGAGCCTAAGCAGTACATCCAGCGCATCTATTCATACTTCGACGCTGACGGCGCTGAGGCGTATCAGGTGTGCCGCATGTACCCGAAGACGTTCCGCCAGCGCAGGCCGGACGGCAGAGGCGGGTACATCTACAAGATGGATGGCGTCGAGCCGCTGCCGTACAACCTGCCAGCGATAATCAAAAACCCGCGCGAGCCCGTGTTCGTCGTCGAGGGCGAGCAGTGCGCCGACGCACTCATCGAGGCCGGGCTGGTCGCCACGACGAACCACGGCGGGGCCGGGAAGTGGCTGGACGCTCACTCAGAGCATCTGGTGGGCCGCAACGTGATCGTCATGCCCGACAACGATGAGGCGGGCCTTAGGCACGCCGACAGGGCGATTGCGAGCCTGTGGGGCAGGGCGGCGCACATTAAGCGCGTGGACCTGCCGGGGCTGCCGGACAAGGGCGACGTGGTGGACTTCCTGCGGGCGCACACGCTCGATGATCTGATAGAGATCGTACAGAAGTGTCCGACGCTGACGCACGCGCCGGAGGCGGGCGATGTCGAGATAGAGGATGAGGGCGATTACTTCGCGGTGCAGCGACCGGGTGAGCTTAAACGCATGCCGCCGGTCGAGTGGGTCGTGGACGGGCTGCTGACGCAGTACGGGTTCAGCGTGATGTACGGCGCTCCGGCCAGCGGCAAGTCCTTCATCGCGCTCGATATGGCGCTCAGCGTCGCCACAGGGCGTCCGTGGCAGGGTCAGCCGGTGAAACAGTCTGCGGTGTGCTACATCGCCGCAGAGGGCGTAGGCGGCTTCGGCAAGCGCATAGCAGCGTGGGACGCGCACAACAACGTCAACTCCGACGACGCGCCGATGTTCCTAATCAACACAGCGGTCAAGTTCCGCGAGGAAGAGGACGTGACTAAGCTGCTCGCCACCATCGACAGGGTGGCGGAGGATGAGGGCGTCACGTTCGGGCTGGTCATCGTCGACACCGTGGCGCGGGCGCTGCTGGGCGGTGACGAGAACAGCGCCACCGATATGGGGCTGTTCGTCGAGGCGTGCGACGTAATTAAGGCGCACACGGGCGGTGCGGTTATGGGCGTGCATCACGCCGGAAAGGACGCCACACGCGGCATGCGTGGCTCTACGGCGCTTCTGGGCGGCGTTGACACGTCACTGCTGGTCGGCAAGAGCGAGGAATACGTCACGCTGCGTACCGAGAAGCAGAAGGACGCCGAGCCTATGGGTGACATCGTGATGACGCTGACACCGATTGCGACGCTGTCCGATCCGTCTGCGGTGCTGGTGCGCCAAGACGGCGACGCGCCTGCGCCGAAGAAAAAGAAGGCGTGGAGGCCGTCCGGGCATCAGAAAATGGCGCTGAGGGCGTTTGAAAACTTATGCGTTGATCGCGGCTCGCCGAAGGTCTCATACCGTGATTGGGGGGCCAAAATGGTGGCGGAAATGCCCGACGCAGCCGACAGTTCGAGGAAAACGGCGCGAGATGCACTGATGAGGGAGGAATGGATCATCTGCGTTGATGGTGTATGTTGGAAAAACAAAGAGTTAACTAGTGTTTGAACGTAGAAACGAAGGTGCTGCGTTGACGACGTAGCTCCTGCGTTCGCTACGTTCCTCCCTTAGGGGAACGTAGCGACGAAGGCTACAGCGAAGGTAGAGAAGGGAGAAAGTAAGTGGCAAAGAGACAGAGAGTGCCGAAGGGCAAGACATCGAGGGAGTGGCGGTTCTATCCGTCAGAGCGAGACGCGGATAAGTGCCGTCGTGCGCTTGCGTCTTATGATGCAGTCGCGAGGGCGATTGAAATAAACTGGGGCATCGACCGATTGCCGTTACTCGTTGAGCCGGAACTGCGGGATCGCTTCTGGGCGCAGATGGATGTGCTTAACGCGGCGTTGGCGAAGGGTAGTGGCGTCGAGGTCGAGGAGGCCGTGGCGTCAACGATACGCGGCGTGCAGGCTCTGGAGCGCAGGGCGGAGGAACTTGGCGCGGAGCCGGTCAGCGGCGAAGTGTGGGAGGAGACCACGCCGAACGGATCTGTCGTGGCGGTGTGCAAGGACGCATCCGAGATTGCGAAGATACGCAATGACGGCAGGCTCGACCGGGTGTACACGATGAGCGAGGTCGCAGCCATCGTCGAGGCGTGGGAAGAAAGCAAGCCCGGTCAGGTGGTCAACAAGGTGAAATCACTATTCGATGGTGCTACAATCGAGAGCGTGAAGCCGAAAGCGGTTGAGAGTGACCTCAATGACGAGATACCGTTCTGATGGCGGGCACGGAGAAATGGCAGGACAAGATGAATATCCTGTACACGGATGAGGAGTATCAACTCCTCGGTAATCATGCTTGGGTCGATGTGCATACGCTGACGGTCCACATCATGCGCGGCAAGCACGGCGTGAAGGTGGAGATATACCCGGCAGCGCATGACGGCATCAGCGACGCTCTGGCGTCTTGCGAAGCGCGGTGGGAGAAACCTGACGCGGCTCACAGGACGAGGGTGGTAAAGCGATATGTTAGATAGGGGCGATGGCAGCTTCGCGGTGTGGCTTGACCGCGACTGCTGCCCTAAGTGCAAGAGTGGGCCGTTAAAGGGCGCTGAGGGCGTCTGGGAGTGCGGTTCGTGCGGTTTGGTGATAGGAGATATCAATGAACAAGACAGAGGCTTTGCAGGCGGCTATAAGCGCCGTGGCGGAACGTGGCGAGAATTATGGCGCGGTGCGGGAGAACCATCAGCGGATAGCGAACCTGTGGTCGGTCGTGTTTGGGCAGACCGTAACGCCTGAGCAAGTGGCGCTCGCGATGACGTGCCTCAAGGTGGCGCGTCTTATCGAGACGCCGGACCACGAAGATAGCTGGGTAGACATTGCCGGTTATGGCGCTTGCGGTGCCGAAATAGCAACGGAGTGGAGCGACGATGGCTGACGTGATCAACCTCGAAGAACAGGAACGCGACTGGGTTCGGTTCTTTCGCGAGCATTGGGACTGCGACTGGTGCGGCTTGCCAACGCGCGGCAGGGTGTACGAAGAGACGCAGACTGTCGTGTGCAGCAACTGCCGCAAGCCGCTGCTGGAGATAGACAGCGATCCGCAGCACTACATCGCGTTCGAGGAGGATTTCGACTGATGGCGTATCCGAAGGTGGACGAGAGCGTCTGGCCTGAGTTCTTGGAGCGGATCAGTAACGGCGAGGCCGTGCGGGTGATTTGTAAGGACAAGAGCATGCCAAGCTGGGCGACGGTAGCGAGGAAGATCGCTGCCGAGCCTGAGTTCGAGAAGCAATACCGGATGGCGCTTGAGTTCCGTGGCATGTTGCTGGCCGAAGAACTCGACGAGATCTACCGAGACACACGAGCCGGGATGATTGACCCGGCAAGCGCTCGTGTCGCCGCTGACATCCTCAAGTGGCAAGCGGCTCGGATGACGCCGAAGATTTACGGAGACAAGCAGCAGGTCGAGGTAGCTGCGTCGAAAGGCGGGTCGTACCTTGAGGCGCTAACGCAGGTTAACGCGATTGAGCCGGTAGTGCTGACAGACGAGAGAGACACACAAGCGGAGACACTACGCGCGCGCGACAGCGGTCAACCGGATAATGGTTGATTGCGTGTCGTATATGCGACCATTTGCGGATGTGCATATCGCGAAAATGCTATGTCGCTGAAAACGCACAATATTATTTTTCCATAATGGACATTATGCGACATTTTCGTGAAACATTCCGTGAAACATCGACCCCCCCCGTCTCGCGCAGGCGACCGGGGCCGAAGAAAAATATATACCCCTTACACGTCCCCGCCATATGCACAAAAAACCGCGTTTTTTATACATACACCCCCACCCCCCCTTTCGGAGATAGCGCATGACCCCTTCTGGCGCTGAAAAAAATGATCTCGTGCAGATGATCGCGCAGTTTCGCGATGAGCCGCGCTTTTTCGTGCAGTCCGTCCTCGGCGCGACGCCGCAGCGCTGGCAGGCCGAGGCGCTCGACGCTGTGGCGCAGCACGACAAGGTCGCGATCAAGTCCGGTCACGGCGTCGGGAAGACGGCCTTTGAGTCGTGGGTCGTGTTGTGGTGGCTCCTGACGCACTATCCGTGCAAGGCGGCTGTCACGGCCAACAGCGCCCACCAGCTAAGTGATGTCCTGTGGACCGAGATTGACCGCTGGGCGCGGAACATGCCGCAGGCGTTCAAGGACCTGCTCGATTTCAAGTCAGACAAGATCGCGCTCAAGGGTGCGTCGGACAGCTTCGCCGTCGCGCGTACGAGCCGCCGGGAGAACCCGGAGAGCCTCGCGGGCTTCCACTCCCCCCACATGCTTTTTGTGATCGAGGAGGCATCCGGCGTGCCGAACGTGATTTTCGAGACTGCGTCGGGTGCGCTGTCCACCCCCGGCGCGAAGATTATCATGTGCGGTAACCCGACCCGGTCCGATGGGTATTTTTACGACGCATTCCACAGCGACCGCGAGAAGTGGCACTGCCTGACCGTGTCGTGCCGTGACGGCGATTACGTTGACCCGAAATTCATCACCGATATGGCCGAGAAGTACGGCGAGGCGAGTAACGTGTTCCGCGTGCGCGTCTTGGGCGAGTTCCCGACGCAGTCTGATGACGTTTTGCTGCCGTTGCACCTTGTGGAGGATGCGACACACCGCGACGTGGAGGCCGGGCCGACCACGCCGGTCACTTGGGGGCTTGACGTGGCGCGCTTTGGCTCGGACAGGTCCGCGCTGGCCAAGCGTCAGGGAAACATCCTCGTTGAGCCTATCAAGACGTGGCAGAACAAGGATTTGATGGAGTTGGCCGGCATCGTGCTTGCCGAATACGACGCCGTGCCGTACAGCAAGCGCCCGCAGGCGATTTACATTGACGCGATCGGGCTGGGAGCCGGTCTGGCCGACCGATTGCGCGAGTTGGACATGCCGGCGGTCGCGGTATCGGTCAGCGAGACGGCATCCCTGAAGGATCGCTTCAATCGCCTGCGCGACGAGTTGTTCTGGGCCGCGCGCGAGTGGTTCGAGGCGCGGGACTGCAAGATACCACACGACGACACGCTCATATCGGAATTGACCGGCATCCGGTACAAATACCTCAGCAGCGGCAAGCTGAAGATCGAGAGTAAAGACGAGATGAAGAAGCGCGGGCAGCGTTCACCCGACGTGGCGGACGCTTTTGTGCTGACGTTCGCGGGGCAGGGGGCGGTTGCCGGAGGTTTCTCTAGGGGTTACAATAGCAACCGCGTAGTCAAGCCGAAAACGAACTGGGTGGTGTGATGGCCGATTTATATCGGGGGTATGATGCAGGATTGCTCGACGCCTCCACCGCTGACAGGGAGCAGGGGCGTCAGGCTAGGAATGATTTTTTTCGCGGCGTGAAATTTTCTCCGTTTGATTTGCTCGGCGCGCCGGTTGATCTCGTTAATATGGGTTTGCAGGGCGTGGACACGATGTTCGGGCGTCGCAACGTGCTTGGCTCCGAGCGCCCCCTGCTTGGCGCGGATGATCTGATCAACCGATATGCCGATTTCGTCGATTATTTGGGTTATGACTACGGTCGCCCTACTGGGTCGCTTGCTGAGACCGCTGGACGCGTCACAGGCGGCATTTTAGCGCCCACTGGCGGCGCTGCGACGCTTGCGAAGATGGAAAGCAACGTCTCCGGCCTTATTAAGGCTGCGCGGGACGCTAGGAGCTTGCGGAGTGAGGCAGCTGACCTCGCCGCAAAGGGAGATGATGCCGGGGCTGCTGAGGCGTCGCAAGTTGCGACGGTTCTGGAGGTGGAGGCCGCCCCTCTTGTCAGCGTTTTGCAAAGGATCGACGCCGATGGCAAAGTCCCGAAATTCACCGTCAAAGACGACGGAACATACCTCAGTGTCGGAACAGATAAGGCTGACGCTGGAAGGGCCGTTGAGGTCGTCAGACAAGCCAGACGAGATATGGGAGCGGAAGAAGCGCGAGTGGCAAGCGATGACCCACTTACGGCGCAGGAAATCCGTTTTATCATCGAAAGCCCCGAACTGAATGATGCTCTTCGTTTCGGCGACGAGATATCAATGGCTGTCAACGGACGCCCGTTTGATACCGAATTAATTCTTGGCGAGGGTGGTTTTGCAAACCGGCCAAGCAGCGTCGCAAAGCAGGTTGCCATTGGCCGTGCGTTTGAAATGGCGGTTCAGGGCAGCCCGGAGTATAAATCGCAGGTTTTTTCCGCATATGGCGAAAAATATCCTTCCGTTCTGGAGGCTGTTGGGGCGAAAGACTATGACGATCTGGTGCAGAAATCGTACCTCCAGATGCAGGCGGAAACTGAGGCGCAGTTTAACCGCCTGCCGGTGAATACGTTTTTTCATCCGGGTGATTTCGAGTATGTAACATCGAAGGGCGGCACTAACTCCATCGGGATGCTGCGCGATGTGATACAGAACCAAAACTTGAATGTGTTCCGGGGCGGTGATCCACATGAGTTTTTAAGCCGCGTTGACCCGGCCACGGGCTTGTCGTCGAACGAAAAATTCCGCGCTGTCCACGACTATGCTGGTCACGGCATCCTCGGAAATAAATTTGACGCGCTAGGCGAAGAGCGCGCATATGCGGCACATTCTCAGATGTATTCGCCTCTGGCGCGTATGGCTATGGCCGCAGAGACGCGGGGGCAAAACAGCCTTGTCAACTACACCCCGTTAAACGTCGAGCTTGAGGCGCAGATAGCCAAAGAAATGGACAATCTGAAGGCGGCGCGGACAGACGAGGCCAAGGCTGAAATCAACGCGCGCATCATTGATCTTCAGGGCCAGCGTCGCTATGCCGATCAGGCTTCGGTTTTGTTGCCGCCAGAAATGCTTGATGTCCAGTATGCTGGCGGCATGCCTGAGTATTTGCGTGGCGTGAACCAGCCGCTTCTTGGATCGACCGTGGACGATGTGCCGGTCTATCACTACTCGAAGACGCCCGGCCTTTTGGAAATTGACCCGGCATATATGGGTTCAAGGATGGGGCCGGAGGGGTATGCAACCCCGGATGAGATGAGCGCCCTCACCGGGTATGGCCGCCCTGCTCGCTCATTTTATTTTGCGGACGAGGCTCCCGATAGAATTGTCGATCCGGCTATGAGAGGCGCGACTGCGGGCTATGAGGGCCGCGCGTCAGGTCTTTATGATCCTATTGCTGACCCGTTGAAATTGCGTATGCTGGCGCGAGAAAGAAACAAAGGCGTTACGGACAGGAAGCTCTTCCTTAAGGATTTGGATGCAGCCGTTCAGGCATATGGTTATTCCGGGCAGGTTGTTCCGTTCAGCGAAACGCGCCGGGCTGCGCTGCTGTTTGATCCGCTTCCTGTCACGCCGAACCAAGGGATTTTGATAGAATGAGACAGCACGAAAAACTTTGTTACCTGCCGACCCGAAAGCTGTGTTCCTTGAACGAGGCGCTTGAGGATGAGCATTTTCCAGAGGCTCGCGAGAATGTTTTTCGGCAGGAGACGACGACATATGAGTATGTTGATGAGGGTGTGAAGGTTACGCGGTTCGTTCGCAATTATAGCGGCGACACTCATTGGGACAGCACGAGCAGTCAAATCATTAGGCATCGGGAGGACTGGAATGGCCCCACGCGCCCCTAAAGACCCCCGCCTAGCGCGCGCAGGCGTTAGCGGTTACAATAAGCCGAAGCGCACCCCGAGCCACCCGAAGAAATCTCATGTGGTTGTGGCGAAGGAGGGCGACAAGGTTAAGACGATCCGCTTCGGCCAGCAGGGCGTCAGCGGGTCGCCAATGAAGAAGGGCGAAAGCAAATCAGCCGCCGCGAGGCGCAAATCGTTCAAGGCGCGTCATGCGAAAAACATCGCAAAGGGCAAGATGTCAGCCGCTTACTGGGCGGATCGCACAAAGTGGTAACCCGATGGCCGCGTCGCTTCGCGGCTTGAGGCAACAAATCGTGAAGCCGCGCAAGGGGCGTGGCTCATATTCTAGAAAGGACAAGCACGATGGGATACGGTAAGGGCAAGGGCGGCAAAAAAGGCGGCGGTCACAACACCAAAACGGGCAAATACTGCTGACGATGGCGCGGCGTTTCCCCAGTGTCCCGAAGGATAAGCGCACCGGCCTCGCGAAGAAATACGTCGCTGGGTCGCGCTCTCCATCTCGCAAGGCAGCGGAGATTAAGCGCACCGCCAAAGCCTACAAAGAGGGACGCAACATCGACGTCAAAAAAGTAAGCGCGTCGCGCGCCGCTCAGGCGAAGAGGAAAAAGAAGCGTGGCAAAAGCTAAACCACTATCCGAGGCGACCAAGAAGACGCTCCGCGAGAAGGCGGAAAAGTCGAACATGACCTACGGCGAACTCGCCAAGGTGTACCGTCGCGGTCAGGGGGCTTACCTGTCCAGCGGCTCGCGTAACGTGCCAATGGCTGCTTGGTCTATGGGGCGCGTGAACTCTTACATCAGGGGTGACAAGGCCCGCACCGCTGACAAGGATATCTACAAGGCCGCTCGCGGCAGGAGTAAAAAAAGATGACCACCTGCAATAACTGCGGACACCCGCGTCGCTGCGCCACGATGGGGCGCTGCATTATGGGCAAGATGCCCCCAGCCCCGGAGCCTCCCAAGGAGCCGGCGGTGAAGAACGTCAACACGACCAGCGGGAACGTCCTGATGAAGGGCGAAAAGCTGGTTTCTGCCGCGCCTAAAAAGGCCGCTAAGAAAAAGGCGAAGTGATGTCAGAGATGGACGACGTACAGCTTGGTTCTATTGTCAGCGGCGAGATCACTGACGCGCTGAACCATTTCGACAGCGAGTACACGCAGGACCGCCTGCGCGCGCTGGATTTCTACCTCGGCGAGCCGCTCGGCAACGAGGTGGAGGGCAGGTCGTCCGTCGTCGCCACCGAACTGGCGGATACAGTCGAAGCCATCATGCCTAATCTTATGCGGGTGTTCTCGACGAATGACAAATACGTCCGCTTCGCCCCGCGCTCCGGCGAGGACGTCGAAGCCGCCGAGCAGGCGTCGGATTACGTCAACTATATCATCCAGAACCAGAACGACGGCTACAAGCTGCTGCACACGTTCTTCAAGGACGCGCTGCTGTTCCGCGCTGGCGTGATCAAGTTCTTTCACGAGGAAGTCGAGGAAGTTGACGAGGAAGAATATTTTGGCCTGAGCGAGCCTGAGATGGTCATGCTGCTGAACGATCCGAACATCGAGATCGTGGAGCAGAACGAGACCGTGATGGCGAGCTACACTGACGACGACGGCACCGAGGTGC